TGGGGGAGAAATTGGCGCGACTGTCGTCGTTGGCGCGACTGTCGTCGTTGGCGCAACCGTAGTCGTTGGCGCAACTGTCGTCGTTGGCGCAACTGTCGTCGTTGGCGCAACCGTAGTCGTTGGCGCAACCGTAGTCGTCGGCGCAACCGTAGTCGTTGGCGCAACGGTCGTCGTCGGCGCAACCGTAGTCGTTGGCGCAACTGTCGTCGTTGGCGCAACTGTCGTCGTTGGCGCAACCGTAGTCGTTGGCGCAACCGTAGTCGTTGGCGCAACTGTCGTCGTCGGCGCGACTGTCGTCGTCGGCGCAACCGTCGTTGGCGCAGCAGTCGTCGTAGGCCCATTAGATAATCCACTAAGAGCAGGAGGAATTGGTCTAAGACCTCCGTCATAAGGAGTAACCATTAAACCAGTAAGACCTACATTATAACACTTCTTATTAAATTCTCTCCAAACATGACTATATGCTAAATTATAGTATCGATTAAAACTGCCAGTTTCTAATTCTGGTCCAGCCAAACCAGAGTCTATGACTCTTCCTTTCAGTGTCGATAGTTGTCCACTGCTAGCAATATGAATTTCATGAATCAAAGAATGTAGACTCATCAACTAATACTACACTAATATAAAAAAATCATCATTTAGTTGCTTGAAAATGCATAGCATCGCGACTCCAAAAGGCTCCAGCACTTAACCATCCTTCTTTTGCAAATTCTTCCATGATTTCTAATGGCATTGTTGCCTTTGTGGGCCAAAAGGTATGATTTCCATTGGAAGAAGGGGAAAAGTCTATTGCCGCACCTCTTGCATGTAAACTTGGAAGACTTCCTCCTCTCATCTTTCTATTGTTATAACATCCTGCGTATTCTTTTAGAATATGATTATTTGTGTCTTTTGAAATCGCAGTTAAAACTCTTTTAAGACTTTCGGCAACTTTTTTATGACAAAGAATTGTTTTAACTGGTTTATCGTCATATAGAACACCTAGATCAAGAACATCTAAGTTTACTAATTGAGATTCTCTTCCTGATGGGCCATAAAATTTAGTAAGACTCGATTGATCTGTTTTGGGCCAAGGATTTTGTGGCGGCATTAATTTTCTCAAATAAGATTGACAGGCTTTAACACTTTTTGGTCCCCAAAATCCATCTGGAGTTGTTCCGATTTTGGATTGAATAGCTTTTATTTGTTCTTGATTCATGCATTTTTTGGCTTAATAAGGTTTACACTTGCAAATTAAAAGGTTTACTTGGTTTTTGCATAAAACGTGTATATGTTAAATATGGCATCAAGAAAAGTTCCAACTCTTTTTTATGATTCAAAACCTTTAAAGGTCTCTGCTTACATAAAAGAAAAAACATTTTATATTTCTCCCGGTCTAGTTCTTGTTGGTGGTAACTATTTCTTTTTTGAAGGAGGAGATGGGGCGTTATTAGATCCGCCTTGTCTTATTGGCTTTAGAGCTAAAGGAACTTTTTCAAAAGAAATAGAAATAGAAATAGAAACTGTTGATAATTGTATAGAAGGGTTAACTCCAATAGATGAAGATCCGCCAGAATGTGAAAATGGACACTCTGCCTCTTATATTGCAAGGCCAGAACCAGAATCTCTTGATATAGAAATTGCTTGCGAACCAATGGTAGGTGGACCAACTCCAGTTGACGATTATTTTTTCAAACCAATTGCAATCTTTACTGAAGAAACTTTTATTCAATACACTTATGGTCCTTTAACTTTTTTTCCAAAAAATGTTAGCGATCAAACAGGAAATGCTGATGAATGTTCTGATAAATTATTTGAATTTTTATTATGAGAAGAGTTGATACACTTTTTTATTCTGAAAGAGGCATCCCTTTACAACCATTGATAGAGGAGGTTCTTGAAGATGGGAGTGTTCTCGTTAGTATTTTGCCGGGACTTCTCATTTGCCCAAATTTGAAACAAAAATTTGTTCCTATTGTAAAAAAAGAACTTTTTACCTGTAAAGCTGGAGATAGTTTTTATCTTGTCATAGATGGAAATCTTAAAAGCTTACCAGTTTCAATAAATGAAATTTCAATTAAAAAGATGCCGGAAATAGAAGGATCGAATATAGATCCTAGCTATGTCTTATTGGCAAGAGTATTGAGCATGGGAACGGGCAACGAAACAGACGAAGAACCTCCAGAACTTATGATTGAAAATTTAGGCAATTTTTATAAATACAACCAATTATATTTAGATATATTCTCTTATGAAATAGAGAAAGAAGCTTTTGTTACAACAGGATTATTATGATGACAAAAAATATAGATTTTTTTAAAAAATCTAATAATAATAGACAATTAATTGTTTCTAGATTTATTAATGAAAAAGGAGATACGGAAGAGGGTCAAGCTATGGTTTCTTCTGGATCATTTAATGATTATTTTTATCAATTCATTCATAAAAAAAATACTATAAAAAAAGAAGAAGGAGACTCTGAAGAATCCTTCCTTTCGGAAGATATTTTCATGAACAAAGTTCCATTTTCTTTTGAGAATGAAAAAGTATTAGTTTTAACTTGTCTATATTCTTTTTCTGCTTACTCAGATGGAAGTCTTAAAGAGACTCCTTATTCATTAGGAATTGAAGATTCTTTTTTTCAAGAAAAAAGTTTCAAAGATGTCAAAACCCTAGACATGGATCTTAATCAATATTTAAATGATTTAACGCCTAGTAAATTTAAAAAAGAAAGCCCCGAGGAAGAGATTGATGATAATCCTCCTTGTTCTAATTTGACTTATGAATTAGATATTCCTATCTTTGGTATAAAAAATAGTAAAGAAATTCAATTCGCAGAGGGTCCAATAAGTCTATCTTTTAATTTTTCACAAGAACCAAGCAAAAATCAAACAAGGAATAAATGTTCATATAGATGTTGGCCCTTTGAGCGGGAATCTTTTTACGAACGTGAAGATGAACAAATAGATTATAGTAGGTATATTCTGTGTGAGGGTGGTGGCGGTGGTGGAGGGGAGATAAACTGCGATCCTCCAGAAGAATACAAAGGTCCAGAGGTTAATTTTTATGGTATGTTTGAAGTTGACTTTGGGCCTGACGCCTAACTCAACAAGAGTTAGGTCTCTTATTTATATATTTTAAACTCTAATTTAAAATTATTAAAAAGCATTAATAAAACCAAGATCATAATCAACACTATTCCTTACATTTGAACAATCTAAATCTTTAATTGGATATTTTGCTGTATCAATCTCTTCGTAAGAGATTAATCTTTTATTAACAAAAGAAAGTTCTAGCGTTTTAGGAACTTTAAATCCTTGTAATTCAAAAAGTGGACCATGATTATTTCCATGAATATGAGTCATGCTAAAATGTTTATTAATAATAGTTAAAATTTCAAAACATTTATTTCTATAATTTTCATCACTCAAATTGTGAACCTCTAAACATATCCCATCTGTAAACGATGCTAGTTTATCAATATCAACTTTGGCAAAGTAATCATATTCAGCGCCTTCAGTATCTATTTTTAAAAAGATATTTCCTTGAATATTATATTTATTATAATGTTCAATTACATCTTTACAATTTTCTGTAAATCCTAACCCTTCTTTAAAGAAAAAAATAGGTCCATTAAGATCATGGTCAACTGTGTGATCAAACATATAAACTGGTTTTTTATATTTTTCATTAAAATCAAATTCATATCTTAATTCTTGCCCAACTCCATAGGTAAAGAGAGCAGAGCAATTCTCTAATACAATTTCATTAATAACATATCCACCGTCCTCGCACGGACCTAGATGAATTTTATTACTATTAATTTTTTTAGGTTTTAATAATGGTAAAAGGTCTTTCATATAAAATATTATTCGTATTCTCTAACATATTTATCGTAAAAATATTGTTCTATTTTATGATTATCTATTGTTTGACCAATACTATTTTTTAAAAGATCAACATACATTTTTACTTCATCTTCAACATCAATTTTTTGCAACGGCCTAGCGTGCTTATCTAAGCATTGTTTTTTATGTATATTAAAATTATCTTCATGGTTAATGCTTCCGCTATTTTTGTGTCCACCTATTTCGTAAGGATCTGACCAGTTAAAAGAATAAGCAGGGATTGAATTGTCGTCAACTTTTACTTGTTGATTTTTTTCTAATTCTTTAACCCATCTCATGTGTTCTCCACCGCCAAGATGTAGTTCGTAACCAATTTCTTTTACTTTTTCAAGAATAGAAATAATTGATGCCTCCATAACGTTTTGTGATATTTTTGGCTTATTATGGTATATTCTAGCCATACTTGATCTAGGTTTCCAAGCCCATTTATTTATTTTTGAAATATTATCAATGCACTGTCGATTATTCCAAGGTAAAAATATATCATCATCATCCCAACAAATATAATATTTACCAGATGCAAATGATAAAGAATCTCTTCTAATTGATCCTATATTATTATAGTCTTCTCCTGTTTGTAAATCTGTATTATTATTTATTACTTTAATGTTTTCTTCTTTAAAGTCTTCTGATAAGATTATAGGATTTTCGGAATCAGTATTATAAATAATTAATTCAGAATCTTTAAAATCTTGTTTACAAAATAAAGAGATAGACCTTTCGACACATCTCATTCTTCTATAGGTGGGCATTACGCAACTTATCATATTTTTTTTGCTCTTTCTAGTATTTCATCTAATTTTTCTGTTGATAAAGATTGTTTAAAATGATCGTAAATATCCTTAATTATTTGATGATCTGGATCTTTATAAATTTCAAGCCATGCAACAAAATAATTCCAAACTCTATCTTCTAGGCTATTCCTATAAGGAACTCCATTTGGTCTTCCAAATCTGTGAACCCATTTAAAATTTGGCAAACAAATACATTTTCCACCTGCTTGGCGAAACTTTTCATGAATATATCCTTCTTCTCCTCCAAATCCTTTAAAGTTTTCATTTATTTTTGGCCATGCTGCGGTTCTGCATGAATAGGTTCCCATGCCCATCATTGGTATTTCAAAAGGTTCTCCTTTCTCCATTTCTTCTTTATTATTTCCCCAGATTCCATACATATTTCCTCTCCAAACTGGATCAAATTGACTAGACATATTTGAATCTAAGCTATCATACCAAAGTGGTCCTTGAATGAGATTATTTGTATTAGGATTTTGTTCATAATAATTTAATAAGTTTTTAATAGCATTAGGTTCAAAAAGAACGTGACAATCTATTCCTAATGTATAAGTGCCTGTGGCGTGCTTAAATATTTCATATTTTATAAATGTGCTTTGTTTATCAGTATATGGAATATATTTTGCCTTAGCCCCTCCTTCTATAAATCTTTTAACCGCTTCTCCTTGTTTGCTTTCTGGATTATTATCAATAACAATAATTTCAACATCTTCTTCAATATCTTTTAATTGATAAAGTCTTAAAGCTTGAATTGAAAAATATACGCCGTCATAATCGTCGTATGTAGCCATTCCTATTGTTAGTTTTTTCATATTTTTTTAAAGTAAAAAAATAAGTTTAATTTTATGGATAGCGATAACAGGTAATTGAACTTCCATAATTGCTGTAAGTCTGGTTATTGCCAGCAGCAGGAACTGGTATATAAACAGTCTCAGTGCCTTGTGTCCCATAAGAGTAATATGGGCCGTAGCCTCCTTGAACCAGTTGACCATCTGGAACCATCTCGCAACGATATTCTCCAATGCTTTCTAGTGTTGTTCCAGCGGCTGTTGTGCCAGCGGCTGTTGTTTCGCCAGATTGTGTTGTTTCTGATACTGCCTCTGGTGTTGTTGTTTCTGTAATAGATGGTGTTGTTTGGTTTTCTGTTGTTGTCGTGCATCGTGTTCCAACAGTGAAGGTTTTAGGAGTGGCAATAATATCCGGTTTATTAGTTGAATATGCAATAGCAGTAAATGGTGAAGACGTTGCGCCGTGTGCATATGGATAGCTAGTTGGAAGATGCTGTGTTTCCACCGTATCTCCGTTTCTCAAAATCCCGTTAAACCATTCTTCTCCTCTAAAGTAGACTTTTACAAACCATAAATTGTTGGGTGTAATAGGGTCTAAAAGAGTTACGGAAGTTCCTGCCACACCTATAGAAAAAGGATTTGGATAGCAGCAGGTATCTTCGATATCTCTTTCTGGAAGACATGGTTCGTCCGCGAACGGATCTCCTCCGCTCTGGCTAGTTGCACCTGCGGGTGAAAGAAAGATTTCATTGAAAGTTAAGCTTCTAGCGCCGGGGCCAGCGGTAGTGCCGGGGCCAGCGGTAGTGCCGGGGCCGGGAGGAGGGCCGGGAGGAGGACCGGGAGGAGGAGGAGGAGGAGGGCCGGGAGAAGCGGTAGTGGTGGGAGAAGAGGTCGTGGTTGGAGAAGAGGTCGTGGTTGGAGAAGAGGTCGTGGTTGGAGAAGAGGTCGTGGTTGGAGCAGCGGTGGTAGTCGCGTTAGGATTAGGGGTAGTAGCAATAGGTTCCGCAGGACGATCAGGAAAAACATAGTCAGGAGGCGCTGGATATATTATATCTGCTGAAATAAGTGCCTTAAAATTTGTGTTACCAGTAGGTTCAACTGTTAATCTTTTGGTTCCGTTACCAACGTCTAGGTCGGATAATCTTATTCTATATCCTGATGAAGTCCCTTGTGTATCGTATATTAAACAAGTGTCGTAAACAACAGCAACACTAAATTCGTCTTCTGAAAACGGCGCAACTGTTGTCGTCGGCGTAGCTGTTGTCGTTGGCGCAACTGTTGTCGTTGGCGCAACTGTTGTCGTCGGCGTAGCTGTTGTCGTCGGCGTAGCTGTTGTCGTAGTCGTCATAATAATTTATTAGATTCTTGTGTTAATAGGTTATTCAATCGTAGTGGGCAAATTAGGCTTAACAAGAATTCACTGTTGCCACTCCATCTGTATATACATATGTGTTAGGGCTATACACAAAATAACCATTATAGGTTGTAGGTCCAGAAGAATTAACATATGCAATAGAACTACTATTAAATTCGCTAGTCTCAAGCCAAATAATTACACCATTGCCTCCTTGACTAGGGCAGAGATTGCCCTCAAATGAGTAACGTGGAGCCTCCGTAGTAGACGTGGTCGGCTCAGGACAACTAGTTGATACCGCTCCTCCATTTGTATAGAAATATGTCGATCCACCGTATATAAAATAACCAGAATATGTTTCGGGTCCAGTAGGTCCAACATATGCAGTAGAAGACTGACTCCATCCGTTATTAGCCTCAGTATAAACTGATATACTACCTCCCGCATTGCAAGCTTGGCCTAGATATTCGAAACGGGGAGCCGTAGTCGTAGGCGCAGCCGTAGTCGTCGGCCCAGATGTAGTCGTTGTCGGCGCAGCCGTAGTCGTAGGCGCAGCCGTAGTCGTCGGCCCAGATGTAGTCGTTGTCGGCGCAGCCGTAGTCGTAGGCGCAGCCGTAGTCGTCGGCCCAGATGTAGTCGTTGTCGGCGCAGCCGTAGTCGTAGGCGCAGCCGTAGTCGTCGGCCCAGATGTAGTCGTTGTCGGCGCAGCCGTAGTCGTAGGCGCAGCCGTAGTCGTCGGCCCAGATGTAGTCGTTGTCGGCGCAACCGTAGTCGTTGGCGTTATTACTTCTTTACATACTCTAAATTTAATAAAAGTTGTTCCACTGGGAATAAATATGCCAGAACTAGCGACAACAAAATTGGTGTCTCCCCAAAGAAAGGCAGAAGATTCTTCATTTTGATTCGCTATTGCATTATATCCTCCCATCAACCATCCTCTCTGTCCGTAATAGCTTCCTTGAACAAGTTCAGTATTATTATAGGTTTTTGCTCTAGTTCCAAATGCAACAGAATAATTTTCATGAGCTTGATTTTTATATCCACCCAAAACAACGGATGATCCACCCAATGCTGCGTTTATTGCTCCACCAAGAATAGAAGAATTACTTCCTTGATTTGATATATAATTTCTCTGCCCACCAAAAATATTTGAAAAAGATGCAAGTGTCCAATTTCCTGTTCCGCCTATTGTAACAGAAGAATTTCCTGATGCCCAATTTCCTGTTCCTCCTATTGAAACAGAGGCTGGTCCTACTGATTTATTTCGATTGCCTCCTATTGTAACAGAATGGTTTCCTGCGGCAACTTGCACTATAGAGTTTCTGCTTAATTGTAAATCTACAGAATACGGACCTCTTATTGTTCCGGTAGTTATTGGACCTTGATTTCTTGCAACTAATCCGGTATTACTTGTTTGAATAACTCCACCCGCTCCAGTTAGCAGTCCACTTAATAATTCAACACATTCACCTCCTGTAAGGAAATAGTTGACTTCTGTAACTTCATTTATTTGTTGAGTAATAAATGGTTCTCCATTTAACTGAAGTTCTCCTACAATATTTGTTATTCCTTGGAGAGTTGAGTTGCCAATAACAGTTGATGGACCAGAAACTGTTAATCCTCCAGTTGATTCAATTGTTGTTCTTCCAAAGACTCTAAGAGGACCATAAACATCTAATGTTCCAGTAACGTCAACATTTCCTCTAAATTCTGCATCAGTTGAGATAACGTCAAAAACTCCTGATTGATAAAAATTGCCACGAATATCTGTGTTTCCAACGATTCTTGTTATTCCAGTTATTGTTGTTGGTCCCGTTATGCTTACAGAGCCAGCGTTTCTAAAACTTCCATTATTTACAGAATTACCAACTACATTAAATCCTCCATTAGTAACGTTCAATCCTCCCGTAAGAGTTTGAATGTAAGATGTTCCAAGAATATCAACGCCGTTTAATATTCTATCAAATTCAGAATCACCCGCTACCCTTATTCCACCAGTTAATCTATTAATAAAAGAGTCTTGCCCAACACCTCCAGTTATGTAAAGTTGGGTAGAATTAATTGTTCCACGATTATTTATATTACCATTAAATAATGAAATATTTTGACCCGTCAAGCCATTTTGATCAAATAATCTATGCGCCTTTGTTATGGCGGCATCGGCCTGAGATGCGTTCAAAAATAAATTATATGTGGCCATATCGATTTATACACAAAAAAAACCCTACCCGCAATTTTTCAATTGATCGGGTAGGGAATAAACAAAATTTAAATCACTCTGCCGCTTTTGAAGCAAGCCTTTTACCTGCTTGAATCGAATCTGCCACATCTACGAGTCCTTGAACCCCTGCGTAACCAAGAACAATCTTGGCGGTCCAGCCGACAAGTTGTGTGGTAATTTCTTCAGAGATTCCCATAGAGAGAAGAATAAAGGTTGAGGTTGTAACGAGGATTGCTCCACCGATTGTGACCCATAATTTTCTTGAGGCTAATTTGCTAGTATTCATTTGTGTTATTGCTGTGTTTACTGTTGAGATTGTTTTAATTTTACCAAATAAGGTTTCAGTTTCTAATTCTTCTTTATTAAATGGTGTCATTGTGATTTGGAAAATTGGAATTGAATTTTGAAATTAATTCTTCTTTTTCTTCTACACCCAAAGATTCGTAAATGGAATCCGTCTTTTCTCTCACAGCAATGTCAATAATGAACAAAGCCTCTTGATGCGATAAAGCACCAAGAAGCCCTTGGAAAATCATTGATTTAATCTTTTCCTCTTCTGTCATCAGAATGGAATACCGTCTGATAGATCCTTTTGTGGCGAAGATGTTTCTTTAGAAGAAGTTTCCTTTTGCCCATCCTTTTCGAATTGGGAATCGTCATAGATCCTATAATATGGAAGACTAGAACCCTCTTCGTAAAACTTGTTTTTCCAAACAGAGACTCTTTTGCCATTAATAGTTCCCGAAAGGAACTTTGATCCATTTGGAGATTCCTTAAGCCAAAGTGCGCCAAGCTCTCTTTCCTTCCAGTTTTTGTTTTTGTTATCACTCATATGCATCCATTATAACATCTTTTGATAAATTGTCAAGGAAATTTCTTCTTTCATTCCAAGGAATTTTATTATAGGTTTTTTTCATTCTACGATAAGCTCTTCTTAAGATTGGGTTTTCTTTATCGTATCCAATGATGTTTTTGATTTCTTTAATCTTTTTAGCGTTCATTTTTTGATTATATTTCGTAACATGCTTATTTCAAATAATAAGTGTAACTATTTTTATGGCGATCCCTATCGACATTGAAGACGCTTGGCAAATTTCGCCTCATAGGAATAACAATATTCCTTTCAATTATATTTATGACAAACAACTTGAAAAGTGGGTTCCACAAACAAAACAAACAAACTTAAATTCTCAATCAGCAATTGAATCGGCGTCTGCTTTTGTAAGACAACTTGGACGCAATGAAGATATAGATACTTCTGCTTCCGATTCTTCTCCAGAAACTGTTTGGTTAGGTTCTTCTTCGTATGTATTTCCTCCAGATGTAGGAACGGGTATTCAAATGCATTCTACAAACAATGCAGATACGCAACAAGTAGTAATAGAAGGTTTGGATGAGAACTTTTTAATAAAATCTTGGACAGGAAATTTAAATGGAACAGGCTATGTAAATACCATAGGTAAGTGGGCAAGAGTTTTTGGAGCATATAATAATAGTTCTACTTCTTTTATTGGCACTGTTAATATTCATCCAAGTGGAAATGTCTCTTCTAATTACTTGCTAATTAATGCAAATGATAACCAATCATTAATGGCTGTTTATACTATTCCCGCTAATTATACAGGCTATTTAGTTTCTTATGGAATGTCTGCTCATTTTGATGGCACTTCTTCTCATAATTTTAATGCTAAAATAAAAACAAGGGAATTTGGCAAAATCTTTAGAACTCAAACTTCAAATGCTTTTGGAACTACGGAAGCTGTAGAAAGATTTCTTACCTTTCCTATTAAGCTTCTTCCAAAAACAGATATTAAATTAGATATTGTTTCAGCTAATGCAAATAATGGACATGTTGATGCTGAGTTTAGCATTGCTCTTATAAACTAAAATTTGATCAAAAAACGCTTGACTTTTGAGAAAGATGTGGTATATTATTGCTGTATGAGTAATAAAATGCAAAACACACTGTCGGGCCTTCGTGGGCGTTTCTTCGGAATTGAAACCTCACAAGGAGAAAGGATCAATGCTCAACTTGTTAGTGTTACACCTTCCTATGTAAACATTTGGGATCGTAACGCTAATCGAGTTCGTCGTCTTGCTAAGAGTTCGATTTATTCGCTATCTGTTGCCGGAAAGACTGTTAAGGCTAATTGATAAAATTAAACAAATTAATCCACTAAAGGGAGGCCAAAAGCCTCCCTTTTTTTGTGTATATCAATGTGTAATGAAAAGAATAGCCTTATTATCTATATTTATCATACTATTGGTAGCGATTTTTTCTATCCAATATTATTCTTATAGTATGAGTTTTAAGGAAATATCTACTTCATTAGGTGTTTTTGTTGCCTTTTGCGGGGGCTTATTTTATGTTTGGCAAAAGGTTTTTTTCCCATTACTCAACAAGGGAGATCAATGGGTCTCTTATATGAAGAGTCTTTTCGAATCTGTTGAAATGATTTCAAAAGAATTGCAACCCAATCACGGAGCTTCTATTAAAGATTCTGTTAATAGAATCGATTCTAAGCTTTCAATTATCGAAACAGAAATTTCAATATCAAATGATAACGGAAGTGGACCACTCTTTAAATGTAATAAAAATGGTTTTAATTTAAGCGTTAACAGAAGTTATTGCAGAATGATAGGATGCAGCAAAGACGAGTTGCTAGGTTTTGGCTGGAAACGCTTTACATCTAAACAAGGAGAAGATTGGCAACAATCTCTTCAAGAAGGTCGCGAAGCGTCTTATGATGTTATTATGGAAAGCGTCGAAGGAGAAACGTTGCCCCTAGAAACTCACTGTTTTCCTGTTTTAGATTCAAAAGGAGAAGTTATCCATTATGTCTGTTTTTTGAGAAAAATGGAAAATAATTAAATCAGTTCTTTTTCTTTTAAGAATTCGTTAATTTTGCTTTCCAGCGTTTTCATCTTGTTCTTACTAAGATAAGAATCTTCGGCTATTTCATTAGCGATTTTAACAATCGAAAAGTCAAATTTTAAACCCTTTTCTGCAAGGTTGTTTTTGATTCTTTTCATCGAATCTTCGGTGATCTTTTTGAGAGACTCTTTCGTCAAATTGTTCAGCTTAATTTGATAAGAAACGAATTCATTAATATCTTTACTAATCATTGCCTTTTCCTCTTGAGTATTGCCACTGGCAAAGCCAAGATTGGCGGATTCAATAGATGGAGTTGAAATAATAAATACAACATTAGAAAAGTCTGAGATCTCACCATCCTTCTTTGTAATCCTTCCCTCTTTGAAGATTTGTCGAAAAGCAATACCGCATTCGGCATCGTTGATTTTATTAAAGTCATCAATTATTACCACACAATTTGGTGAAATTGAAACCTTCTGAGCTAAAGAATTTCCATCTAGATCGGCGGAAATAACTTTGTTAACACTATCGAATTCGATACCATTATACTCAAGAACTAATCCATTGTTCATTTTAATTAAATTAGCAACAGAAGAGCAAAAGAAGGACTTGCCGTTATTCACTTCTCCATGAATACAAAACACAGAAGGTGCTTTATTTGGATTCAAAGCTTGGAGGCCCAAACTTGACATCTTTAATTTTTTAATAAAGTTGTTAATCGCATCTTCTTGTCCAATCATTGTATTCAGCAAATGTTCTGAAAGATTTGGAATATTTTCTTGTTGATAAAGAAAGTTTACCTTCTTATTAAAGAAAGCTCTCAACACATCAATTGTAACCTCAGACTCTCCAAGAAGAACCTTATTACCCCAATCGTTCATTTTATCTTCAAAATCATTAAGATATTTTTCATCTAGAGTTTCTTCGGCCATTGCTGCTAGTTCTTTTATCTCTGGAGAGATCTTCCAAAAATCAACCTTGGCCAAGGCTCCACAATAATCAATAACATCTATCGCCTTATCTGGATAGAATCTATTAGGCATATATTTCTCACACATTGGAATGAGGTTTTCCACAAATTCTTTTGAATATTTTGTATTGTGAAACTTCTCATAAAAAGAAACTATCTTAGGTATAATTTCTTGCATCTTAAAAGCAGAAGGAGCATTAACAATGATGCGCTCAAATCTTCTATCAAGTGCAGTGTCCCTTTTGATTACGCGATTATATTCGCCAATAGTTGTTGCACCAATGCAAGAAATCTCGCCTCTTGCCAATGCTGGTTTTAAAATGTTACTGGCATCTAATTCGTTTTCTCTCGTTCCTCCTGCTCCAACCAATGTATGAATTTCATCAATAAAAAGAATTAGGTTAGAACACTTTTTAGCTCTATCTGTAAAATCTTTTAAACGTTGTTCAAATTGTCCTCTGTATTGAGTTCCCGCAACCATGTCAGAAAGGTTAACGGTATAAATAACTTTATCCAAAAGAAGCTCTGGAGCAGTTCCATCTTGAATTTTCTTTGCCAATAATTCAACGTTACTCGTTTTTCCTCCACCAGCAGGACCAATCAAAATTGCATTAGGCTTCCTTTGTTTACAAAGGATTGTTGCCAATTCATCAAGAACATCATTAAACTGAATCAAATTATCAAATTCACCATTTTTAGCTTTGATGTTTAAGTTTTCTCCGAAAGAAGAAAGAATGGGATCATTTTCATTTTGATTTAAAATAATGTTTTTATTACTTTTGGCCAGAGTCTGAATAATTGATTTTAAAGATTCTTCATCACTCTCTGAAAGAGGTTCATAAAATAAAGAAACATCTTCTAGTTCATCATCTAAATATTTATCACATAGTGATAGGATTTCTTCTTTTTTAATATCTTTTAAAAGATCCTTAATAACTTTGCCATATTCCAATATAAGAAAAGATCTCAATAAGACAACGAAACAAAAATCAATATTTTTTTCATCTACAAATCTTTCACTCTCCGAAATGATTTCTTTGACTTTTTTATTAAACTTATACGAGGATTGTCCCTTTTCTTTTTCTGAAAGAACTTTATTTGATAAATTTAAAAGACTTCTTGATTCAATGCCAACACTTCCAAAAATGTTAATTATCCCAAGATTGTCATAACCAATAACCGAATGAAACAAAACATCTTCATCTATTCTTTTTAATGAAAATTGAGTTGTAATATCGTTAGTAATATTTGTTAAAATTTCCAATTGATTATTTTTCATTTAATTGTTTTAGTTTGGTATAAACCGTTTCGCTGATACACGACATATTGTCAATAAAGATTGTTTCTCCATCTCTTGAGAAAGTTCCATTAGCAACAACGATTTGGTCTTTTTGTAACTTATACGAAGAAAGGAAGTTTGTCAAGTTAAGTCTGTCGCCAAAGTCACCAATCATGCTAGTTATTGTGCCAAAATCGTCTGAAAAATCAATTTTAGCATACCGCGCACCGTTACGCGACTTCTTAATAAAGAAGTCATCAATTTGTGCAACGAAACGAAATCTATCAGATGGGCGATCAGTTTTAATGGTTTTTAAATCAACTAAATCTGAAAAAGAATCAAAACAATCCTTCAAAACATGAGTAAAGGAATATCCCAATAATCTCTTTTCGAACCACCATATAGAAAGCTTTTCATGCTTTTTGTTTTCGAAGAAGAGTTCTTTGAATGGTTGAAATTTGTTTTTGAAAGTTTCAAGCCTTGAGTCTTTGATCAAAGTTTTACCATCATCACCAACAACCTTATCTTTATGAGCTTGAGCGATAGCGTTAAGGATATCGTATCCGTATCTGTCTCCCAATGTGATAAAGTTTCGCTTCTCGCGATCCGTAAGCAGATTAAAGGCTTGAGACTCCAGAACGGTTCTAGAGCGGTTTATGAGGCCAAGTGTTCCAGCATAAATTAAAGAAGACAGGGCGGCAATATTGATACTTGCTTCTTTTGCTGCTTGGAAAACTTCTAATTTATTTGTTGGCTTTTTATCGATAAAGTCTTTAAGCCTTTCTTTGCTTTTCTCAGAGATTCCCTTGATCGAAGATAATCCATAGCGGATGTTTCTACCTTCAATTGAAAAGTTCATTTGTGAATGCTCCAAGTTTGGTGGCAATAATTCAATACCAAAATCTGGAAGCTCCTTACAAACTTCTGCCACAACCTTAAGTGGTTCTGGTTCAAATTCAGAAACCTCAAGAATAGAACAGAAAAATTCTTGAGGATACTTATATTTCAAGTATACAGTTTTAGCTGCCAACGAAGCATAGCATAAGCTGTGAGATTTGTTGAAGCTATAGTTTGCACTCGCCTCTAAGCTATTCCAATAGAAGTTGCAAATATTATCAGACAGTCCTTGAGAACTTCCCGCTTCGAAGATTTTATTCCTCCAAGCTGGCATTTCATCTACCTTCTTTTTTCCGACAATTCTTCTAAGAGTTTCTGCATCCTCTAGACTTAAACCAAAAACTTTATTTGCAATTTGCATCAACTGCTCTTGGAAAAGAATAACATTCTTTGTAGAAGAAAGGATTGAATCCAATTCTTTATGAAGATTTAATTCTCTTGGTGCTTCTTTGTTTTGAACATAGTCATCAACATAATCCAACGCTCCCGGTCGAGCTAGGGCAACGACATCAGAAAGTTCAGCCAAGGAAGAAGGTTTAACTGCGCGAGTTACTTCGAAATTTGTATCGGCAGAAATTTGGAAAAGACCGCATGGATGATTAAAGTTTTGCAAAGAATCATAAATGAATGGATCTTCTGAATCAATATCTCTTAAGGAGATGCCAATTTTTTCACAACACTTATTAGCGATAGTTAACGTTCTAAGACCAAGAATATCAAACTTAACCATTAGATCTGCAACGTCATCCATTTCATAACCAGAGATAAGTTCACCATCTTTGGTTAACTGAATAGGAATAACATTTTCAATTGGCTGAGAACAAATTGCAATACCAGAAGGATGAACTCCTGTATTTTTATTTAAGCCTTCAATCTTTCGAGCGATGCTGAATGTTTTTGTATTTCGTTCACTCCATTCTTTGAACTCTCCATCAATCTCAGATGCTCTAGCCAAAGAAAGAACTAAACCATGTTCCTTTGGAATCATGGCCGAAATTCTATTAGAGTCTTCGTCAGAAAGATTATTGAAATACTTTACCGCTTCTTTTATTACAAGCTTTGAAGAAAGAGTATTAAGAGTTAGAATTTTTGAAGTTTTACCTTTATGCTTCTTTTCAATGTAATCAATGACCAAAGAACGTTTATCGTAAGATACATCAGTGTCTACATCTGGAGCCAAAGAACCGTCAATGAAAACCTTTCCTCTTTTATCTGTTATCTTCTTTGCTCTATTTTTAGAAACAAATCTTTCAAAGAAAAGAGAATGTTTTAATGGATCTTTTTCTACAACATCCAAAAGATAAAGGACCAGCGAACTTGCCGCCGATCCTCTGCCTTCACCAACGGGAATGTCACAGTCTTTCGCAAACTTAACAATATCCCAATTTAGTAGAATATAATCTGTAAAGCCTAGTTCATCAAAAGTATCAAGCTCTTGTTTTGCTCTATCAAAGTATTCTTGTTTATTAACAAGTTTATCAATTCCCTTGGTTTTGATTCCAAGTCTAATTAATCTACTTAAGATCTCTTTAGAAGAAGGAGATTCTGTTAATCCCAATTCTTTAAGAGAACTTTCTGAGAGACTAATTTGAGGCAATTCAAGTCCCGCAGGTTCACAATCTTCATAAGCAGAAAAATCTTCAAACATGACTAAGTTGTGCAAAAGCTCTAGCTAAAGCCTGTTTTACTCCTTGCTTTTTATTATAGTTGTCTTTAGGATGACAATAAGCTATACCATAGAAATCTCTTCCGTCAGGCATCGTTACTTCAACAACGGTTTTTCCACCCTTTGCGCTTTCTCCTAAATAATGCGTTGAATAAAAATAATCATAACCTCCTCTGAGTTCTACCTTTGATAGTTTATAAACCTTTTCTCTAACGTGAATAACGCGGACTTTATAACCTTTTTTTCTTAGTTCGTGGACTGTCATAGTGATAATACTTTTTTAAGTTGAAGGAAAATTTGCCAAGTCATTTGGCAATCATATAAACCATCGTGGAGTTTTTCTTTTTCAAATTCAATTCCAAATAATTTCAATAATGTTAATTGGCTTGCTTTTGATTTAATTGTTCTGTCGTTGATTATTTTACTTTGCCACTCTAGCATCGAATCATTTTTAGGTTTTTGCAAACCCTCTCTATATGCGAGTGCCAAAGGTCTGGTATCTAATATACGATCCATGAAGGAAAAGTCAAGAGATTTATTACAAATGTCTGCCAAAACCTTTAACATGTAAACATCGAATTTCAAAAGATTCTGACCAACCAAAATATACTGTGGATCATTAATTATTTTGGAAAACTTTTCAAAAGCATTTTCTGGAATTGTTTTTTTGCTATTGTATTTTTCATCATTGAAAGATGTTAATTCTCTTACCTCTTTTGAAAGATTAAAATCTGATAAATCAATATAAAGTTGTTCTTGAGATAAAACTTTATTACCCTGCGTAATCAGATAAGAAAGTTCCCAAGGTCTACTATACTTGAGATTGAGACCTTCTGTTTCGAAATCGAAAACACAATATTTTTGATTATAGGCAATCATATAGTTTTGTTGATTTTTTATTGTTCACGTTTTTTCTTATGTTCACGTTTGCGTGAACATCTCATTATTCTTCTTCTGTTTTTTTATTTAAATAGTTATAAATAAAATCGTTTTTTAAATGATCAAAACTCCAAGTTATGATATCCTCTTTTTTCTTTTGGTTGTTCTCTGGCAAAAGGTAAAATGTTGTAGCATTAATATAATTACCCTCTCCTTCTTCAATTATAATCGTATATTTACTCATTATTCTTCAATATTTGTTTGTTCTTTGTCTAAAAGTTTTGTCTCCTCTTCAAGGAACTTTATACTCTTAAGCTTGAAAGCATCAAATGTCAAGCCATCTTTTGTTAAGATAATACCTTCTTCTGGAACTTTGTTACGACACATAAAACAGTCTTTCTCATTATAATCTTTGATAAGATTATTTAAGAAATTTTCATGCCAATGTTCTTTGGTATCAACTTCTGGATACAAGTCCCGTGCGCGACCATAATAAAAAAGAGGAGTGCTGTCTAATTCATATTTAACACAATATCTATCAATTTGAGGACGAGTAAGTTCGATAACATTTCCTTCTGGAGTTGTATAGGTTATTCTAAACACAAATATTTTGTATTCGTTTGGTTTGCATCCATAATCATATAATCCTTGAATAGCTGATCCAGAAGGAAGATGCCCAACAATTTCGCCATATAAAGTATAACCATTTTGGATTTTATCCTTAATTTTATGCATTGCCTCTGTCCAGAGATCATACTCATAAAAATGTTTATGTTCTTTTTCTCCTTCAATATTTTTGACAACTCTTCGGCTTGCTGCGCACCAATCGTATTCTTTATCTACGATATTGATTCCACACTTTTTCAAAATCTTCTCAAAAAGATTCAACTTCTTCTTACAAAGAACTTTTGCAAATGTAAAGTTTGTTCCATGAAGCTTATAACTAATGCTAATAAGATCTTCTGGATTAATTTTGTGCATGTTCTTTTTAAGAGATTCTGTATCCAGATGCAAACGTAACTGACCGTCTACAAGTCTGTCTAATATCTTTGCTTCTTTTTGTTTTTTAAGATTAGGTTGTCCCTTTTCTTTTACAATATATTTTTGACAAAGAAGGAGGTCATCAACGGAATCGAATTCTATTCCAACTTCTTTTTCTGTAACTTGGAATTTGATTTGCTTTTCGGTAAGGAATTCATTGAATGAAGAAAGGGGGTGGAGGTATCCTTCACTAACCTCTCCTCTTAAACGAGTAGCCTTAACTCTTGACTTGTTTGAAAAGAATCCTTTTTGTGTTTTATCTCTATTCAAATCCAAGCTTGAGTATCCATTAAAAAATGAAACAAATTCTGAATTAATCTGACTCTCCAATGGGAAGTAAACAAATAAATCTCCAATCTTCGTGTTCAGTCCAACAATAATGCGTTGAAAATCTACAACTGAAATTTGCAGTTTATCTGCATTAGGATGAGGTTCAAGCCTGTCGATTTTTACAATCTTGGCTCGATAATTTGGATTATCTAATTTAGTCGTTAACATTGTCTTCAAGATAAATAACTTTCCCAACAAAACTGATCACTGGAGCAGTCTTCTAGTTCTGGTCTATGAAATGACGGAGCCTTTCCCATCTTTCTATTACAAATAGCTTTATAAAATTGAAAGGCTTTAAAGTCTTCTCTATTATTATAGAAAATTGATTTGGCCTTTTGAACTGGTCCTCCGAATTTTTTAATTGCTCTTTGGATCTGAAAGTCGAAAGGATGATTATTGTTCTCAATAAAAAAAACAACATCATCAGGTAACTTCAATTCAAAGCTGCCAAAATTATGAATAGATTTATGTAAAAATGAATCATAAAAAGGAACTACTGTTTGTATTCCTTTCAAGTCATCGAAATCTATTTTATAAACTCCTTCTTGTTTCGTATATGTTTTTGTATAAATACGACGAAGAGAATCTATACCCTCATTGTTCTTGGCAAAGAAGATTAATTTACTACTATCATTTTCGCTGGCGACATTAAGACGCAATCCAAAAATTAATTGTTTTTTAGCTTTTTCAGATTCTTTTTTTGCTTTTCTGAAACCAGCCATAGAATCCTCAACCAAGGTAATCTTGTCGAGTTCTTTTTCAAAGATTTCTTCTATTGTTAGAATAGAATTACCAATAGAATAATGAGATTTAAAAAGTGGAATCATTCACTATCTTCTTGGCCTTTTTGATCATTGATAATTTTTTGAATCATTTCGTTAAAAGATTTCTTTTTCTTTTCTTTACGATTCAAGCCTTTACTACCGAAACGTCCTTTCTCCTTTTTCAATCTACTTGGCTGGAGATGGTGAATAAGTGAATCAAGTTTGCTTTTTGTAGCAGATGTTAGTTCTCCATTTTTAAGCTCTTCATCAAAAGCCTTCTTATCATCTTCGGTCATGTATAGCCTCGCCTTGGCAAGTTTGTAGTTAGAATATTTCATATATAAGCAATGTAGCTCAATTTATTTCTTTGTCAAGAACATTTTGTCAAAAATCACAATCCTTCTTTTTTTGCCTTTGCATTCATCTCTTGTGAGTATTCTAAGAATTTAAACTTAGGACATCCTTTATAGAATCTTTTTTCTATTTTTTCACCCTTTTTAGGTTTTGCTAAATCTTTCTTTTCTTTAGCTGTATTTAAGATCGCTCCATTTTTATCTAGCAAGGCCCAATAAAAGAAGGGGAATTTCATTCTGCAAAACCACTTATTTGATCCATCTACTTTCTTTTCTTCTGGATGATCAGACCTACCACAAACTAACCTTCCAGAAAATCCTGCACTGCTATGCAGATAGCCTTTATCATAAGCCATATTTCTTTCTGCTAATTTTTCATCAAAGTTATCAACGGTTCTTTGTAGATCTGTTAGGTAATGTTCAAAGCCGCTTAATTCAGTATCGCAAACATGTGGAGTATTTATTACCCCATCTCCATTTTCACAGGGATATTGCAAAAATACGAATTCCATTTTTGCATCGTAATATTCTGGAAACATGTTTTTAACAGCAAGCCGATACATTAGATCTTGCACGTTGTCGTCTATTTCTTTTCCTTCGAATTTCTTTTTTGAGCTTTTAAAATCTCTAATCAGAACTGCACCATCTTTATATAGAAACAGTTTATCAATAAATCCAAGTATTCTATACTTTTTATCGTCTTTATCTACTTCTATTTGAAAGTCGATTTCGGAAAAAGATTTAATTGGTTTTCCAAATTTCTTGCCATAAAAATCATAACTCAATCCCTGCAAGATCATTTTATTAAGAAGGGTAAGATGCTGCTGCGAATCCACTCCCTCCTTTGAAGCGCAAATGTTTACATATTTATTAACAGCCTTGCTTCCTTCTATGTTCTGAGCTTTGATAATGGAATCAAAATGTTTTTTATGACGATCCTTTCCTAAGTATTCAAAGACGTTGTGGCAAATAGAACCCATCTTTGCTCCATCATTTGATTCGTCTGGAAGTTTTAGAACATATCTGCAATAATATTGCCAACTACATTCTTCTAGCTTTTTTATTCTTGATGCTGACAAATAATTATTCATGATAGAGCTTTTTCTAGTTTTTTTAATTTGACAATTAAATTTTGAGAAATCTTTGCCTTTGGCGCATATTGAACCAATTGCATTAAAGATTCCTTGGAAGATTTTGAAAAATCTAAAGAATTTCTCCATGATCTAACTTCTTCGTCTATCATGATACCAAAATCCTCCTTTGGTGGAGGGCAAAACCATATTTTATCAAGATCCACAGTGTCTGATAATTTAATAAGACTAGACAAGGCTCCATCAAAGCCTCTGTTCTGTCCTAAGTCGTTGTTGAACGATAGTGCTATATTTGTCCCTAAATTGGATAATCTAGAAGTGATTTTAGGTTGAATATTGTTAGTAAAACAAACGATATTGTTCTTTACACCAGAACGATATAAAGACATAGAATCTCCAATAGATTCTACAACAAAAACCAAATTCTCTTCTTTTATTTGCTCTTCAACTCCATCTACAGAAAAGTATGGATAAAACCAATCTGCGGTCTTTCCAAAGTTTAACCATTTTGGCGATTCGTTATTTTGCAAGACTTTTCTTCCAATGAAGCCATGAATTTTACTATCTGCTCTTTTTATTGGAAAAACGATGCGCTGATAAAGCTTTCCAGAGGTAGCTAATCCACATTGATATTCTTTTTGAACCCATGCAGGGATTCCTCTTGATTCAAAATATTGTCTATCTGGCAATAGCTTTTTAAGACACTGATCTGAGTATGTTTTTTCTTCTTTCAAAAGTTTATCTATTTTTTTGTAAATTATATTTGTTACCTTGCTTCCATCTAAATATTTGGATACATCATTTGTCTTTAATGTCTTTTTTAATAAAAGCTCAAATGGAAGAGGCTTTTGCCCTTCAACAAAATCGCTCCAAACACCAGTATCCTTATAGATTCGAATAGACGTTTTATTGTCTCCATTTCTAAAAATGGCAGCAGTTTGCCAATAGGAACCCCTATCTTCTAGTCTGTAGCCAATTTCTTTAAGGATGCAAGCATAATCAATCATCTGAGGCTTTCTGGAAGTTCCAATTCTGATCCTCTGGTTACTTGAGCTTGAACGTCAGAGCCTTCTAACATTCTAACAATATCTCGACCATCTCCTCTTTCTTCAACATTAAAGTTGTCAAATTTGAGATTGATCCAATTATCTTTCTTGGAACCGTCTGGCCATTCGACAGGATTCAGATGACCAAAGGAATCTTCTCCCAAGTGACGAGCCGCAAGACATTTAAGTTTGTGAGTTCCGAAAGCCTCTCCTTCTTGAACTAATTCGTCCATTGTCTTCTTTCTAAGAAGAAAGAGGTGAGAAACGAATTGAATAATATTATCTGATAAGGCGATAACGCTTTCGTCATCTACGATTGTATCAGCATTTCTATTCGTTACAATGCCAGATCTATTCGTTTGAACAGATGTAACCATAGCAACTGTCGGCTTGCCATCGAATTTAAGTTCTCTGCTAATTGTTTGTTTGAAGTTGTGAAGAAGTTTCCCAACAAAAGCCCAATCAGCACCCTTGCCTAGATTGTTGAAATCTGTTTTTAAATAGTCAAAAGAGAAGATTAGTGGATTGCCTCTGCCGATTTCAGAATAATAAATTCTTTTAAGAAGGGAAACCATTTCTTCTGAATCCATTCCTGCAACATTTTCATAAAGGATTTTAATGCCCTTCATCTTTGACCATACGGATCTTACCTTATTGACTACCTCTTCTGGAGTGAAGTTTTTATATCCATGACTTCTCCATTTACCACTTTCAAGTAGATAAACAGGAATACCTGACATTCCAGAAACCATTCTGAAAACAAGTTCTTCCTCACTCATTTCTCCGTTATCAAAATGAAGAATGGGCAACTTATTCATGTAAGACATTTTTAAGAGCATGTCTATCATAAGTGTAGTTTTTCCGGTCTTTGCTCTGGCGGCAAAGCAAGTGCAGTTTCCCGGTCTAACGAGAGATCCGTAAATTTTATTAATAGTTGGGAAGGGACTCATTGCCCCAACTTCTTCTGGTGGAAAGTCTCCTCTTTGTTCGATAATCTCTTCTGCAATGTCTGCCAAGTTGACAAGCTTGGATTCTCCCATTTCAAAACTTCGGATCTCGTTATTGTAAATTCTATCAATTTCTTCTACAATAAAAGAATAAGGTTTAGAGGGATCTACTGTCTTTGTGAAGTTTTCAATCTTCTCACAAATACCCATTGTTTTTCTTCTGAAGGTATATTTCTTTAACTCCTTGACAGAATTAAGAAAGACTTCTTTAGAAACTTTATTAAAAGTTAAAGATCTAATATATTCATCTCTATCAATGGAATCTGGAAAACTTGTATTAAGTCTAGAGAGTCTATCAATAAGAATTGTTTCGTCAATGATTTCTGCATTATTATAAGCATTGCGAACCATCTTAAACAAAGTAATATGAACTTTGCTATCTTCTGAAAAGAAGTCTTCCTCAACTAAAAAGGAAGAAACCTCAGACCACTCCTTTGGATGTTGTAATAATCCAGATAGAACTTTTTTTTCTAATTCGAAAGATTTAATCATTGTCTTCAATTTCGGCGGAGATTTCACTTAAGATGGCTTTTGCAGAAGCCGTTAGGGCTATTTCGGTTACACTGTCGGAGAACTTCGAAATATATACCACCTCACCCCTTTTGTCAACTGTAAATAATATAAAACCCTTATTGCCTCCTCTGCTATTACCAGTTTTATCGTATAATTTTGTTAGCAATATTTGAGAAATCTTCTCGTTTTGTTCTTCTTGGTCATTCATAGATTGAATTCTTTTAATTTTTCTTCTAAGTTTTCGTCTTCACGAATTCTATGTAAAACAATGTTATTTATTTCGCAAAATCTTTCTTTAAAATCATCTCTTTTTAATTGATTTAAAAAGTTATTTCTACTATCTTTGTGAAAATGTTTATTGTATTTATAGTGTTGAAGACCATCTACTTCTATGGCTATATTACATGAAGCATTGAAAAAGTCAAGAGTTAATCTTGATCCTGCTACAGGAAATTCTTCATATACCATATCTGCTTCCCAATATTGTCGAAGCAAATCTTTTACTCTTTTTTGAACCTTTGATCTACAATTCGATTCCCAATTAATGCGATATCGATTTGCTTTTACAATCTTAAGGTCACGCCCTTTTTCATTCTTGAAAATCATTTCATTTTATCAAAGATGTTTTCTTTACAGAACTTTTCAAGTTTTTCACAAAGAACCGGATCTTCTTCTAATAGATTATAAGTTTTAGTAATTCCTTGTGTCTTTAATTCTGAGCCAAGATAATTTGAAAGTTCTTCATCAGAGTTTATCCAAGAACCCTTCTTCTCTAGAAAACCCCATTGAAGAAGGAGATCAATAATTTCATACTCCTTCCATACAGATGTTCCTCCTTTACGTCCATGTTTAACGGGATAAGAAATGCTTACATCAGTTCTCTCTTTAAGACCTTTTGAAATTTTAATACGACAATAATGACCAAGAGTAGTATCTCCATCAAAAATGGTAGCACCTTTTGTTCTTCCTAAGAAATTCCAAACCTGATTAGCTGCATGGACGGGTGCATTCGTTCCTCCTCCACCGACACTTGCGTTTTGATCTTTAGGAGCATATTGATTAGTATCAATTGTTGATCTAAGCTGATTAATCATGAAAAGACAGTGACCTTTTTTATTTAAGACGAGATTTGCTTTCTTAAACATCAATGAGGTAAGAAGTCCAGCCGCGCCTACCTTTGCCGCTTCTTCTGCCTTTTTTGAAGCATCATCTCTTCTAATTAAGCAATCCATTGAATCGATTGCCATAATGAATCGATGATCATCAACATTATTTTTTACAAGATCATTAATGATATCAATACTTGCTTCGAAAATATTCGTTTGAAAAACAAAGCAAGTTCCAACTTCCCATTCTTTTGGATCATAAATAAATTTGATACCTGCCCTTTCTTTAACATCTTTATCCAAACGTCCTTCTGCATCAATCCAAAGACCCTTTGAATTTGGAACTGTTTCAAGTGCATTCTTGATACAATTAAGAATGCAATGAGTTTTTCCTGCAAAGGATGCTCCATTTATTTTATAAGCTCCCGGTTTATATCCTCCTCCCAATTCTGAATCAAATATCAAAGAACCTGTCGGACAGATCCAATGAATAGTGTCATGATAATTAAAGTGGTCAGATTCGTTCTTCTTTAAGAAGTTTTCTAATTGTTTTTTTGATGCATCTTCCTTCATGATAAAAAGTTTCTTAATGATTTTTGTTTTGCTTTGCCGTTCCAATCTGGACCAATCTTTTCTTCTCCTTTAATGATTTCTTCTCTTTGTGGTTTATAGTTGAATTCATATAATTTCAACTGAAGATATTTCTTTCCATCTTTGGTAAGAAACCAAGCAAGAGAATTCATTTCAAATGGAGCCTTTACTTTATTTAAAAAGTCAAGCGGCCATTCTTCAAATATCTTTTTCGCGAAATTTTGCTCTTTCCCGTATTGGACTTTTATTCCAGCTTTTATCATTCGCGAGATAAAAGCTTTTCTTTCTTGAAAGAAGGTAGGAGCAGGTTTTGCCATTAGTCTGAACTATAATAGCAATCTATATCGTTGTCAACCATTTTTTTAACCAATTGTGAAAATGATGTTTTAGGATTCCATCCTAATTCTTTTCTTGCTGGAGTTGAATCTCCTAACAATATATCAACTTCTGCTGGTCTATAGAATGCTTGATTAATTTCTATAAGAACTTGACTTCGAATATCAGCAATATCTGCTACATAATTTGGAATAATATATCTAGAATTTTTATCAAGACCGATCCAAACTCCTTCGATTTTTGCATGTTCAAAAGCTAAATCAATAAAATCTTTTATAGAATGGGTTTCATTTGAAGAAAGAACGTAATCCTTGGGATCGTCTTGATTTAACATTAACCAAACTCCTTCGACAAAATCTTCTGCATCACTCCAATCTCTTTCGGCAAATACATTACCAAGAGATAATGGTTGAAATGATTTTTTGTTTTTTATTGCATGATATATACGAGCAACTCCTTTAGTAATTTTACGAGTCACAAATTCTTCACCTCTTCTTACTCCTTCGTGATTAAAGAGAATGCCTTGAACAGCATACAAGTTATAAGATTCTCTATAGACTTTTACCAAGTGATGCGCGGCACATTTTGCAGCACCATATGGTGATCTTGGTTTAAATGGATGATTTATGTCTTGTGGGCAATAATCAATATTACCAAATTGCTCAGAAGAACCTGCGTTATAGTATTTACAATTATTACAATATTTATTGATAGCCTCCAGTTGATATAAAACAGGAAGAGCATTAGTCATAAAATGATTCACTGGCATTTGCCAAGAATTGCCGACAAATGAATTAGCTGCAAAATTAATAAAGTAATCTGGTTTTTCTTTTTGGATTACCTTTTCTGTATTTACTTGATCGGTAACATCTAATTCAATTAATTTAAATCTTGGATTATTTTTTAAATGAGCGATATTCCTATGGTTAGGAACACTCAATCTACGAATAGCTCCTAATATAATAGCATCAGTATTTTTTAATAGAAAATCAACCATCAAGCTTCCATCTTGACCAGTAATTCCTGTAACAATTATTTTCATTAAAATTATTCTTTATGAAACATCCAAGAAGTAGCACTAACTGCTTGAAGTTTTTCTTTTGGAAAAAATTCATTTATAGCTTTTGAAACTCCCGGCCAATCAATATCGTGACCAGCAATGTATCCGCCTTTTTTAACTTTTGGAAACCAATGAATTAAGTCTTGTTTAACTGCTTCGTAAGAATGATCCATATCAATAAATACAACATCACAAGATTCATCTTCAAAATCTTTAGACGCTTCAATAGAGTCCTTTCTTATTGGAGTAAATTTTCTTTCACCCATATTTTCTAGAAAAATTTGATATACATCTTTTTCTTTAGCTAATTGATGTGAGGTTTCCATTTCTTCTTTAGAACCCTCCCAAGTATCTACAATATAAACGTTAATTCTATCTTTTGCAAGATCACATAAATATGAAGAACTTTTACCCAACCAAGCTCCCCCTTCAACAAAAATTCCATTATCTGGAATTGTATTTACTAATGTTTCTAATAGATCCTCATAATTAAACCAACCGTCTATTTCATTTGTATTTTTCATATAAATTAAGATTTGTAAATATTGATTTTATTCAAAAAAGTTTGCTTTGCGGGAAAAAATATAATACCATGTGTATTCAAAAATTCTACTAGAAACATAATTTTCTAATTCAGTTTTTTTACACCAATCAAATAGTTGTTGCCAAAACTCTATAGGATATTGAATAATACATGATTTATGAATTGCAAATTGAGCGCATTGTGGAAAAGATAATGAATTTGGCAATGGCAAAACTTCTCCAATTAAATCTTTCCAATTTTCTTCTAACCAAGAAAACTTTACATCCCACTGTTCGACTCCTCTATTAAGAGTATAATTAGATTTATTATTTAAATCAATAATAGGTTTATCTAATTTAACATTATTAATCAAATTAACTATATTATCACTTTGATGTGCTGCTATAAAATGGCCATGAACAAATATACTATATTCTGGCAAGTTATTATAGTTTTCAATAATATATTTTAAATAAGCAGGAACTTCTTGAACTTTATTAAAATCAATAAAGTTTTGATCTTTAATTGTTTTTGAGTAAACTTTAACAGGATATTTAACTGAATTTACCCAACTCAAATCTTCTTGATAATGAGAGGATGCGACAACTACGTTATTATTTTTGTGCATCTTTTTAATTTTTAAATTAAGCGTCTATGAATTCCCACTAATGGGGTTGCATTATAAAATGTCTTAAATATATTTAGATTGCTTATTTACTATTACACATTTTTAAGTATAGCAATAAGTTTTCTACATTCTTTTGGCGGAATATCGTCAAAATCTTTCCAATTTTTTACTTCTGCATTTTTGTAAACATCATCTTTCCACAATTTTCTTAATACTTCTTGAAATTCTTCAAAAGTATTTATTCTTACATTATTTTGAAGAACGCTTAACAAAGTATCAGATGGGCTAATTCCATATTTTGGTTCTACTTGAATAGCTGGCTTTCCATCTCCTCTTGCTAACTCGTCATGACCAACAATGTGAATATTTAAGAAATTGCGAACGCATCTAACAAAAGCCCTGTTAGCAGCAATGGATTCAAGAAACTTTTGACCAAAAGAATCTGTATTTTCTACAGACGCAGATGCGACATCTTCAAATGTAACTTCTTCAAATTCTGTTTCGTAGTTCTTAATGAACCTAATTTTACAAGAAACAATTGGGTGATACTGAAATCCACTAACATTATAGCTTACATTGTTTATTCCCCTGAGTTTTGCTAATTCTTTAATTCCAGAAAGTTTAATGATTAGTTTGCTGTCATCTAAACCTTCAACAGATGTTGGAACTTGTCCATCTGCAAATCTTTCTTTATTCACATAAAGATGATCATTGCTAATCATCTTTCTCCAATCAACGCTACCATCTTCGTTGAAGTGATATTGAATATTTGTCAATAGTCCATTGGAATCTCTTTTATAAAGATCCGGTCCAGATGAATTGTTTGTGCTTGATTTATTAGCCATGATCACTCATTATAGATCATAAAGTGGTCAAAGTCAAGCCAAAATTTCAAATCATTTATATCTTCTCCTAATGTCTTAAACCTCTCTTCGCCATGAATATAAATTCTGCCAGTTTTAATTTTAAACTCTGCATTTAATAAACGATAATTTTGTTCTTTTGATTTTAATGCTTCTTCTTGAGGATTGAAATAATTAACGTCATGATCAAAGAAATTTAATCGTTGATCATCTAACGTTTCTATAGATGTGCAAAATAGATTTGTGTTAAAAACATTTGATTTTAAAAATTCAACAAAATCTTTATTAAATTCATTTGAATAATAATTAATATTATTTATTCTTGATTTAAATGAAATTAAATAATTAATGTTTTCAATAGGCTTTGAACAAATAATGTTAACATTACATTTGTTATTCATTAAAAATGAGAATAAAAATTTCTCATCATGTATCATATCTAGTCTAATATTAATGTCGGCATTATCAACATCAACAGTGGGAATGGAATCGTTTGGTATTAAGTTTATTTCTTTATTTAAGAACTTACTACCAATATTTAGTGTTTTATAAGTAAGTGTTTGATTTATTTCCAATAGATCAAGGACTGCTTGAGCTATCTTTTCTGGTTTAATTAAATTGATTGTTTTAGAATCTTCGAATAAAGAAAAGGATGGTTTTTTACCAGCCCTATCTGATTCTATAACTCTTTTATTTTCATTCCACAATGGGCAACAGGTATTGGAGTGAGTATGCGAATAAATACTTACAGTAGGCTTGTTAAAAGCAGAGGCAATATGAACAGGGCTTGAGTCAATGCCAAGATGGAGCATTGCATTCTTTATTAAGAAGAAGGACTGTTTGAAGGACGTATTAGTTATATAGTAGTCTACCCCGTCTACCTTTTTATCTTTTTGTTCTCCTATTTGAACAACTTTAATATTTAAAGTATTTAAATATGGTTTAATAATTTCTAAAACTTCTGTCCAATAAGAATAAGATTTAGATTGAACTTTTTCAGAGTTGTGAAATGTAATATAATTAGCACAAGGCAATGGAAAAAAATGTTCAACAATAATAGGATTAGATGGATGAACTCCCAAATCGCGAGCGTATAATGTAGATAGGTGCATATTAAATATTGAATGCGTTTTTGTCTTTTCCGTTATGTAAATAGTTTAAAAATCTTTGACTACCAACATGCGGTAGAAATGCTATTTCAAAAAATCCATCGTGTTCTCCTATTCCTTCTAAGAAGAGTAGATTATCGAGTCCATCTCTAAATGGTAATAATTTATGAATAAACGGATTATCGTCAATCATACAAAAGAATTCTGGCTTAGTAAATAAATAAATATTGTATTCTGGGTATAGTTCTTTTAAACCTTTTAAAAGCCCGTTTACGATCAAAACGTCACCAGCAGATTCTGGAATAACAACAGCTATTCTTTTTCCTTTATCTTCTTTATCTAGAAGATCTTCAAGAGAAGTGTTTTTTGATCTAATTTCATTATTCCGGTTAAAAGCGTGTTGCTTTAAATAATGTAAAACCCTTTCCCTACCTTCATTTTTAACTAATTTTAGATTTTCTATAATATCGAATTCGTTTCTTTTAAACTTCTTTCCAAATATACCATAAAAACAATCAATTAACCAATCTTCGTCTTGTTCTAAGGAATCATCTGGAGCATAATCCACATTTGCAAATTTTTCATTAAAATCAAAATCCCAACTGCATTTAGGAAATTCAAATGAAATTTCTTTAATTCTATTACAAATCTTTTCAATTGAAAAATTATCATTAACATGTTTTATTCCATTATAAATTAATCTTTCTTTTTGAGATTCTGGAAGCTTAACAAAAGATAATAATGTATCAGAAATTGATTTAGGATCTGTTGTTGCTTTAATAAAATTTGTAAACGGTTCTCTATATTCGTGCCAAGACAAAGGTAAGCCTCCCTGTATCGGATAGCAAGAATCTGTTCCGCAAGAATACTCTGTAACTAATGTTACTAATCCAGCAGCCTTTGCTTCTTGGATAGGAAGTTCCTGTCCTCCGCTTGTAAACGGGTGACAATAAACATCCATCATATTATAAATTTCATTTAATTGATGTTCCGACACTCCACCGTTAGAACTTTTTGTGCTAAATGATTTCTCTGATTTGCAAAATGGACAGTTCAAATTATTACCTTGATATGGTATAACTGTATAGTTATTACATTTTGTGCAAATATAAGTTGTTAAAACATCGTTTATATCAACATCAAATTCTTTTATGTAAGACTCTATGTCCCAAGTATTTCCGTTCTTTTCCCATTCTGTATGAAAAAGTAATTTTGGCTTTAAATTTGCTGGACATTGTTTTTTAAACAATTTAAATCCTTGTAGTAAATTTGGAACAGATTTTCTTAATTGATTTTTAAATACAAAACCAATGATAAAATCTTTATCTGATATATTGTGAAAATTACGAAGAGCCTTTTTGTCTTCTGCTGGTAATGGTTTAAAGGCGGAATAATCAATAGCTCCATGTAAAGTTTCTACATCAAACCCTTCTTTTTCCATTTCTTCTTTTGCAAAGTTTGCCCAAACTAAAAACTTATCACTTTTTGAATGTAAAATCTTAGCCTGTTCAAGAATCGGTAAAGAGTCAACAGTAATCCAAGAAACAAATGGAACGTTGCCGTGCCAAGGTTTTTTTGCAATATCAAATGCCCAAATATCTTCAATACCAAAAATAACATCTGGTTTAACCTCTTCGACAATTTTGTCGATCATATAATTTCCATAATAAGCAAGTCTTTTCTTAAATTCATCGTTTCCAATTTCATTTAAGATATTTTGGTCAACAGGATGAGTTCCGAAAGACTTCCAAGGAGTTTTAATATCCTTGTTATAAGGAAGTCCATTTGCGGCTTCATAAACTTCTATATCAGGATCTTTATGTAAAGTCCTTAGAAGATTTCTCATATTTGCCCCAAATCCAGTTTTATAACAACTAGCATTTGACCAAAATAGTATTTTTCTTTTCTCGCTCATTAGAATGGAATATCTTGACTAGCAACTACGTCATCATCAGTTTTTGTTTGTTTATTTTGAGTTTGATTCTTTCTATTTGACTCCTCTTCTTTCAATGCTAAAGAGGCGTGTTCCTTTATGAAATGCTCAAGTAAAACGCTAAGAACTTCAGCTTCGCCGGGAGTAATTGGAATTTTATATTCAACATTATTTGATTTAACAGAAAGTCCAAAACAAGTAACTTCAAAATCATTATTATTTACTTTTCTTTTCCAATTATATGGAGACAGGGAAAAAGAAGTTGAACCTTTGCTTGAGGTATGAAAAGAAGAAAAGGGAACCTTATTTTTGAAGGTGTTAATAAATTCTCCAGCTTCTGATACGTTTAAGGTTATAAACTTTCTAGATTCCTTATCAAACGTTCCAGTATGCTTTTCTGAATTCCAAGTATTTTGCTTAAGTAGTTCAATAAATAAAGAAGAGGTCCAAGAAGATTCGGAGTCATCTCCCTTCTTTTGCTTTTTTACTCTAAATGTAGCGAGACCGCCATTAATGTTTTTATTTGGCTTATAAATAGTGTAAATCATGGTGTATACCTTTACCTAATATAGAAGTTTGCACATTTTTTTCAAATGAAAAATAAAATTCAACCAGCACAATATAAACCTTATGATTTAATTAGTGAAACTGGTAATATTTCAATCGATTCTGGTTTAGATTATTTTAATCTAAATCTATCAGAAGAAATTGCAGGAGATTTTGATATTGCTGGAACATTAAAAGTTAATTCATTTAATGTATTAAGTCCAGATGATTCAAACATACTTTCTGACACATCTTTTTCAAATGGATGTAGAATCCTTGCTGGTTTTGACAATATTATTAGTGGAAATAATAATTGTATTGTTTTTGGTTCTAATAGTGTTGTGTCTGGAATTGGAAATGCTTTATTATTTGGTAATTCTGTAAATTTAGACGCACAAAATTCTGTAGCAATTGGAAGTTATATAACAATAAATCATAATGGAGCCGCAGTATTTGCAGACTCAACATCTAATCCAAAAGTTAGTTATGCTACAAATTCTATAAATATAGAATATGCAGGAGGTGCATTTATTAGGAGTAAAACTCATTTTTCTGAAGATGTATTTTCTGATTCAAATTTGACAATTACTGGAGCTATCTCTGGATTATCTCTAACCATAGGAAATAATGCAAGATTTTTATCAAACGTAAATATTCAAAATAATGCAATAGTTTCTGGAACTTTTTCTGTTACTGGTTCGGCAACAGTAAAGGGAACAACAAATTTAGAATCAACATTTATAACAGGTCTTAGAGCTTTAACTACTTTTGATATGAGCGTATATAGCGGATACGCTGCATCTAACTTCACAACAAAAGCTCAATTCACAGCTTTTACTGGAGAAACTAGAACTGGTATTAATTTATTAAATACAGGTAAGTTATCTATTTCAGCTTTTAATACATATACAGGTTCTACTCTTTCTTCCCAAGCCGTTAGATTAACAGGAAATCAAAACGTATCTGGAAGAAAATCTTTTAAAGATATAACTGAATTTTGTAATGGATTAAAGTTTTTAGCTCAAAACAATTGCGATAGATATATTCCACCAACTTCAACTTCTACTGGCGAATTTGGTCACATGGCATATAGTGGAAGATTTTTATATGTTGCAACAGGAACAAATCAATGGGGCAGAGTTCAATTATCTACTTGGTAATGATTTTTTAACTGAACAAGTGTCATTGAAATTAAATCTCCAAACCAAGAAACGATCCCAGAGATAAAAGGAATCATCCACCAAGTCATTTCTTTATAAAGAAGGGGGATTGACAATATGCCAACCCAAGTTCCAATGCATAAACCACATTGAAACAATTCTTCTCCCCATTTCCATTTTTGGAAAAAAGTTCTAATAAATTTCGTTGGCGCACCATACTTTAATATAAAAGTTGCGCCAATAAAATATAATATTATTTCAATAAAACTCGATTGCATTTATAATTTTGACTGTTGCAATTCTCCATTTATCAAAGTATTTTCAAGTGATTTTAACTCTAATTCATCCATAAAACCAACTTTTGTTGTTACTTCTTCACCATTAGCAAATGACTTAATTGTTGGAATAGTTCTAATTCCCAATGAAAAACTAAATGGTCTGTCTGAATCCACATTGAACATATAATAAGAGACTTCTGAATTTTCTTCTATAGCCTTTTTACTAACTTGTTCAAATATTGGTTTTTGCTTTCTACATCCTCCACACCATTCTGCCCATAAAACAACTATGATTTTATCACCTTTGTTAATTTTTTCTTGTAATTCTGAGCTACTAATTTCCATTTTTATTTTCTTCTATTATTAAATTGCAAATAATATCAATTAGATTATTTTACTCATCTCCATATTCAAGAAATTTAAGAGCTTTAACAATTTCCTTAGCTTCTTCAAGAGTCATTTTGACAATTCCGTCAAAATCATCTGTAATTTGAATCCAACCATTATCAAGCATTGTAACTTCTGGGCAGTTCGTATTTGGATTGCATGGGCATAATCTAACGCAGTTATTTGATAGTATTTTCATAAATTATCCTTCACAGTTTGTGCATTCGTTTAATTTTCTGTAAAAAGCTTGGGCAGCATTTGTGCTGTGTTGATAGTATAAGGTTTTAATGCCACTTTCCCAAGCAAAAATTAAAAGTTGGTTGATTTCTTTTGTAGAAGTCTTTGGGGGAACTACAAGATTAAGACTCTGACCTTGATCAATAAATTTCTGACGTTGAGCAGCTTGAATAACTGTTTCCTTTGCTGAAATTTCTCCAAATGTTCTAAATGTATCTTTTTCTTCTTGAGTTAAGAACGAAAGATGTTGAACTGATCCATTATTCTTTAATACTGATTCCCAAATTTCTTCTGTATTATTCTGATGTTTTTCAAGAACTTTTTCTAAATCAGCATTACGAACAGAATGCTTGAACTTTGCCAAGTCTTTTACATAATAATTTGATTTGAAAGGCTCAATCGATTGAGAAACTTGTCCAAGAATAAATGCTGAAGATGTATTTGGAGCAACGGCGTGTCTTGTTGTCCATCTTTCTCCGTAGCCTTCTAGCAGTGGAGGCTCTCCAAGTTCCTTGGCGGCTTTTTTAGATGCCTCTAAGGAGGCATTGTTCATGTTCTCAAATATCTCATTGTTTAGCCACTTGGCTTCAAGAGATTCAAAAGGAATACCTTTAGCTTGAAGTAGAGAATGCCATCCTGTTGCACCAATTCCAATGGCTCTTTGATTTTCAGAAAATCTAACAGCACGTTTCATGAAAGGAATTTTTGAAGCCTTTTCAATAAATTCATCAAGAACTGAATCTAGGAAATAAGCCATAACTTCAACAGCATCTGTATCTTTCCATTCGTCATAATGAAGAAGATTCATTGAAGAGAGGCAACAAACGAATGATTCATCAGAAGTAGATGAAAGTAAAATTTCTGAACAAAGATTTGAACTATTAATTTTTAATCCTTTATCCTGATAAACCTTTGGTGCATTTTTATTAACATTATCGGAAAAGAAGATATATGGAAGACCTGTTTCTGATCTTGATTTAATCACCTTAGCCCAAACTTCTCTTTTTTCATTATCACCATTAATCATGGATTCCATCCAATTATCTGAAACGCAAACTCCAGAAAAAAGAAATTGAATAGAACTTCCTTCTTGTTTAATTTTTAAGAATTCATGAATATCCTTGTGGTCAATTGGAAGATAGCAAGCCATTGCTCCCCTACGAACGGAACTCTGTTTACAAACATTTGTAACAGATTCAAACAATTGCATGAAATGAATTGATCCATCAGACTTTCCTCCAGAAGAAATATCAGAACCTCTTGCTCTGACATCTCCAAAATACCCAGAAGTTCCACCTCCATGTTTTGTCATCATTCCAATCTCTGCTACATTGTAGAGAATGGAATCCATCGTATCTTCAACATGTGAATTAAAACAGCTAATTGGAAGTCCTCTTGGAGTTCCGTAGTTAGCCCAAACAGGAGAAGAATAAAGAAACCAACCTTTCTTAGAATATTCTAAGAACTTTTCTGCAAGTTTTTTACCCTTTCTTTCTCCAAAGGTTTTTGCAATATTTTCAATTCTCTGTTCTGGAGAAACTCCAGATGTAAGATATCCGTTTTGTAAAAAGATTTTAGCTGGTTTATTCAACCAAGGAAATTCACTCATATTTATTAAAAAAGGTCGTCAGCAGTAATTGATTTATTTTTTCTTGAATAAGCGGTAGGTCTTTGATCAAAGAAATCAACATGAATATCGCTAAAAAGTTCTTCCTCAAACCATTTAGTTTTTGCTATGATATCTTTATCTACTTCGAATATAGCATCTAAACCGATTCCTGTCAAGGATTGATTTAACCTATTTTTAACAAATTCCTTAACTTGATTAACCTTAATAAAATCAGTATCTCCTTTATCAAAAATCCAATCAATAACTTTTTCTTCAGCGGCAAAAGCCTTAATGCAATAAGTTCTAATTACGTTTTTAAGATCTTCGGTAAAGAATTCTGGATGCTCTTCTCTAATTTGATTAATTAGCCAAGTTCCAAATGCTCCATGAATAGCTTCTTCTTTACTTGTCGCAGCAACCGCATTGTTAATATCCTTTAACATTTTGCGATGTTTGTTAAAGCTCATTATAACGAAAAACTGAGAAAATAATGAAACGTTTTCAATAAAAAGAGAAAAAAGAATGATTGATCTCAAAAACTTTTCTTCTAAACGAGCATTAGAAAAGTCTTTATATTTTTTCAAATAGTTATGTCTATCTATGATTGCTGGAATTTCATAGATCTTTTCGAACTCTTCGTTTAAGCCCAACTTTTCAAGAAGGTGAGAATAAGCTCTCTCATGTCTAACTTCTGACTCAGAAAATGTAGCTCCAACCATATTTATCTCAGGAACAGGAATATGATTATACAAATTGCCCCAAAAAGTTTTAACGCTAACTTCGATTTGGGAAATAAGAAGCAAGCATTTCTTGATTATTTCTTTCTGATAATCATCCAGTTCTGTGTGATACTGTTGAACATCTTGAGAAAAGGACCATTCCTTATGAGTCCAATAAGATTCATTGATAGCATCAACGAACTGTTCGCACTCTGGATAGTCAAAAGGTTTAAAATGGTTTCTTTCAACAAATAAGTCCCTAGTTTTTTTCGAATTCATAAACAATTAGTGCGTTCTGTATCTTACAGCCAAAACCCAATTTTGTAAAGTAAAAAGTTTGAAAAAGATAATTTTGCTTATTTGTTTTAGATATATTAATATTTTACCCACCAATCTAATACATAATCCTCTCTTCCTTCATAATTTGCTTCGTCAACATCGTTATCTGGGCATGGATTATTATTAATTCCCAATTTTTTAGATACTCTTTTATTAACGTAAGTTAATTCCAAAGAATCGGGAAAGTCCACGAATCTTGGAGAGTGATTGTTTCCATGAATGTGAAAAAGATAAAAATATTCATTTAATTTTTTAAAGAAATCAATTTTCTTTTGTAGATTATCTTTAGCATCTTGAATTGGTGGATCTATTATCCAGCCATCTGGAACCTCCTCGATTAAGCCGTGAACCTCTAAAGTGAATTGATCAAATGTATAAAAAAGAATTTTTAGATTTTCTTCAGTCAACCAATCATATTCACACCCTTCGATATCCATTTTTAAAATGAATTTATCAGAATTGCTTTTTTCAATTAAATTTGTTACATTTTTCTTAAAATTATATGGCGTAAGATATTCTTTAAAGAAGGATGAACCATTAACTTCAGTTGGTAGAGAATCTATAGATCCATCATACATGTCAATAAATAGGTTTTTAATTCCGATCTTGTCTAAAGATTGTTCAAAAGAAACTCCAGAAGGATCTCCTCCAATGCCATAAGAAAGAAAAGAAAAGGATTCATTATCAAAATATTTATCATTGCAAGCCAATATATAACCACCATCTCCATTTCCAAATTTCTTCTTTATTAGATTTTTATCATTAAGATCATTAAGAGTATACGGAATTAACTCTCTTTTTAAGTTTTCGTATTTGTTCGGGTTTCTAGGGTCGAAAAATATCATATATTTTGAATATAACGTTTTAAATACTTTTGTAAAGAGGAAAAGGTTAAACCTATGAAAATCTTTTCTTTTTTTCATACGTCACATATACGTCGTATAAGTATACGTCTTTTGCTATTCGCTTCGCTCATAGCAAGTCGCTCGCAAGCTCGCGACATATATTATTATTAAGAGAAGAAAGCGAACGTCACTTATTCGCTCGCTTCCATATACGAAGTATATATGATATTTTTTATCTTGTCAAGTGAAAAAAATAAATATTTTCAGTAAAAAAATCACTTGACTTCCTTTGAGAATTGGTTATACTCCGTTATGGTTAATAACATTCTAGTTTACCAAGATGGTTTCAATAATATTCTTGAACCAAGAAGCGGGGATTTGGGCTATGACCTCATAGCGTCTTCTGAACCTATTTTTGAAAACGACTTCATCGAATATGAAACTGATGTAAGAATAGAACCAACAAACAAGAATATTCACGCTCTGGTTCTTCCTCGCAGCAGCATCAGTAAGACAAGGCTTGTTTTGGCTAACAGTCCTGCGTTGATTGATAATTCATACAGAGGGTCTATTCGATTAAGATTTAGATATCTTCCAAACCATAAGGACTTTCACATTGTTGATTATAATAATTTAAAAATGACAATTAACGAGGACTTTATCTATAAAAAAGGAGATAAAATTGGTCAACTTTTTTTTATTGAAGATTTCAACAAAAGACTAATTGAATGCACAGATCTTTCCGATTCAGAAAGAGGTAATGGAGGATTCGGCTCAACTGGCAAATAATATGGCTATTTATAATAAAACAATTTCTGAAGAAGGTCTTGAAGAATTGAAACCATCTCAAAAAGTTAAACAGAAAATTATA